GTCATGATGGCATGTTTGTATATGCTTATTGTGAGAATTGCACAAAAAACCGAATATGAATTGATAAGCGTCCGCGATGCACGGATAATGATAATAGCCCATCTGTTTTCAGATGAAGCAACCATTGTAAACCTTCATGAACAAATGATTATCAGGCATAAAAACCGAAAAAGAGATATAAACCGTTACTACAAAAACAACGATTCTTAAAGTCTAAAAGTAGAAATAATTAACATTATTTAATTTTATTTAATTTTATGTATTATCTTTGCTTCATCAATTCATCGAATAAACACAGTAACAAAACTAAACAAAAACGGCATTATGAAAGACGAAACATTAAAAACAGGTTTAACCGATCAGGAACTCAGGATCAAAGCCGCTGAAATTGCCTGGGGCAAAAGGCGTGATTGTGCCGGGCCTTTGGTTACGATCAAAGAGGTAGAGGAGATTTACAACTTCATCAAAACACCTCCTCCAGCGCGTTAGGGTTTGCAGGGGTAAGGGCAAGATCGGGAAGGTCGTAAACAACCCCGTCGGTTTTGCCCATACACCTTACCGTCCGGTGCGCGGTGGCCTGGTCAAATACATTGTTAGCCAGGCAGCCAATTACAATAAATAAAAGTGCCCTGCCATCGGACAACTCCATTTTCACACAATCCCCCGTTTTAAATTTCAAAGTTCCCATAATTTCATAAATTAAACATAGTAACAAAATTAAACATTATTCACATGTCAGACAATACCCAAATCAAGGTAAAAAATGTGGTCATCAGGCAAGAGGTCATTGAGCGGATAAATGGCCGCAGGGACATAAAGCCATTGCTTGCCGTCATATTGAAACTCCACAGGACATCAATCTTTCGGCTGCTCCGCGAGAACACCCCCAACGGGCATCTTACCAAAATGAGTTCCGTGGATGTAATCAGCAGGCTGCTTGGCATATCGCCATCAGAAGTGTTGACTGAAATTGAAATCCAGGAGCCATGTGCAGCGGTATAGAAGTGAACTACTCTGTCTCGGAAGGATTGCGCATAGCAGTGATCACCCCTTATGCCGAAACCGACCTGGGAACGCTGCAAAGTTTCTGGGAGGAACTACAGTCGAAACCTGCCGTGCTGTCCAGGATAAAGGCACGCGGGCTGGCAACCGACCGTGAAATACTCAAAGAATACCTTATATGCAGGTATGGCGGAAACGATAATGTTATTGACATGATGCGCCCGGGCAGCACATCCGATTATTGCCATTGCGGCAACCGTGGGCACTGCAAGGATGAAGGGTTTGAGGGCTTATGCAGTGTGGCAGTGGTAGGTAACGTGAAGCTGAACCCATCGGAGGTGGCAACGCTCAACTCTGTTGCCCACGACAAGTCAATGAAAGAAACCGCCAACACACGCCACCGCAGCGTGTTCACCATCGAAACCCAGGCAAGGGCAATACGTGATAAATTTAACGTCCACGGTATTGCCTCTGCCATCTACAAAGCCACGTCCATGGGGCTTGTAAATACCTGTGCCTTATGAAAACTAAACAGATTATTGAAATGAGCGCAGATGACCTACAGGAAGCCATCAGCAGCACGCTGGAAGGCATCGTAAGGGAATCTGCCTTTGCACGCTTTGAAGGCCGTCAGGTAAGCACACAGACAGCCTGCGAGATATTCAACATAAACAAGAGAACCTTATACAGGTACATTGGTGCCGGCCTCATTCACACGTTGGACAGGGAAGGGGAGGAGGATTACAAGTTTGACCTTCGGGAACTGCTCGAAACCAACGTGCTCAAGCATAAGCGCATAAGCACATGGAAAAGACAAAAATCATTGCAAACACCTTAAAACCAATTTTTATGAAACCACAACCTTTTTACTTGTCAACCATTGACGAAATCACGAACAGATCGGTGGACGCATTGCGTAAACACACCGAACTGGTATCCACTAAAACTGCCCGCGAGCTTTACACTGACCTAACAGAAAAGTTCACGGCTAACGAACTTGAGTGCAACGCTGAGTTGCAGGAGCTTTATCAATACCTGGCCGATAGGTGCAAAACGCTTGATGGCAACTATATCCCTACCCCAAAAATGGAAATGCAGAAGTTGATCAACAAATATCTGTTGGAGACCGTAAACGGAAGGGTATCATGTTAAGCGCGATCCTTTTTGTAAGCTTCCTCCTGATGATAGAATTTGCCCTGCTATGGGCTGACCGGGAAACTTTCAACAACTATTAAAAACCGCGGCCGTATGACACAAGAGCAAATAGCTAACCAATTTCGCTTCGACGACCCGCTTCCAACTCCATGCGCTAAATGCGGATGGTATGCCGAATTAAACGAAGACGGCCTTTGTGATGAGTGCGTAAAATCGAAATGCCAGTTCTGCGAAGCAGACGATGTGAATACGGTTCACGATTACGAATACGGCAATATATGCCCTGAGTGTGCGGACTGGGCAGCTGAGGAACGGGAAGCAGAACGAAAAGCAAAAGAAGTCTATAAACCATTTAAACAACCAATTTTATGACAGCCACACTTAAAACACCTTACCAGGGATATACAAGAATTGAACTTCTTGAAAATTCAGGATACAAATGGCTTGTAAAAATTCTTGGGTCAGGAAAGGAAATCGAAGTTTATGAAGACGAATTTGATAGAGACTAACAACCATTAAACCATAATTTTATGACACCACAGATTGACTGGCTTGAACAGCTGGACCCGGTGCGATTACCGGAACATGAAAAAATCAAATCACAATGGGTTTCAACCTATGCAAAAATCCACAGGGTTGATGACCTTAACGCGTTCACCATCTTTGAGCGCGAATCTATGTACTGGCGCAAAGCCGTTTCGGCTGACGAAAAGCTGAAAAGCTGCACCAAGATTTCACTCTATTCTGCTTTTATCGAGCTTGCCGTGAACGGGTTAAGCCTCCAGCCGGGAAGCAAATCGGAATGTTTCCTCGAATCCCGAAGTACCAAGATCGGGCGGGATCAGCAAAACAACGATGTGTATGCCAACCTTTGCTATCTGCGAATCACTGCATATGGCGAGCTGAACCTGCGCATCATGGCAGGGCAGATCGTCCGGATGAAGAACCCTATCGTGCTTTACGAAGGAGACCATTTCCAGCCCACCACCGATGGCCGGGGTAACCTGATCATCGAATACAAACCTGCCATCCCGCGAAAGTCGAACAAGATTTATGGTTGCTGGGTGTGCATCGAACTGCCAGGCGGAAGCCTTGATTTCAAATGGCTGCTTGTTGATGACGTTGAAAGGCTCAAAAAGTTCTCCATACCCCGTTATCCAAACGCTAAGGCAAACAACCTGTACACATCAGAGAATGGTGGTGTTGACCCTGGCTTCCTCGAAGCCAAGACCATAAAACACGCCATGCGGGCTTATACGAAGCTCAGGGTAGGCGAAAACGTGGCAATGGATGACGAACCTGATACCGACGAACCTGAAGGATCCGCAGAACGTTTCGGAAAACCTATCCCCGAGAATACCGACACCGTAAAATTTCAATTGAACCCTAACGAAACATTCTAATGGAGGACCAGACACCATACACCACAGCACTTCAGCCGGTGATTGATACCGCAGCTTTGGCAAACATTGTGAACCAGGCACCGGACATACTGGCCGAAAACAAGAATAGCCATGACAAGGCTATTGATTACGGCAATAAACTCTTGCAGCAATCAGAGCAGGGGATGAATGATCATCTTGACCAGGTCATGTCCAAATACCTCGACAAACTGAGGCTTACGCACAAAACCTGCAACGAGCGCCGCAAACCATTCACCCAGCTTATGACTGAGGTAACAAAACGGTTCACCACCATCGAAGCTGACATTGACCCCGCAGGAAAAGGCAATATCTTCCAGCAGGTGCAAAACAAACGCAACGAGTATGCATCTGTTAAAATTGCAGAACAGAAAAAGCGCGAACGCGAGGCACAGGCAATGCTCGAAAAGGAAAAGGAACGCATCTCGATAGAATCGTTTGCCGAAACCACATTGAGGCAGGCAGTTGCAAAATACACCGCCGAGTTCAAAGCCAAGATGGTGAACATACTTGAGAACATGACGCTCGAAACCATTGACCGTGGCGATGAGCAGTTTGCAGGAATCGAGAAGATAAACCCATCGCTGCTCATCATGCCACCGGCACCTAATTGCATTTATACCTCAAAGGGAGAAGCCGATGCGATAACCGAATCTATACGCACCAACCCGCAACTTGTTGCCGAACTGAGCGAACAATACAGGGCCGAAGTGGTGCTGCTCCGCAAAGAGCTGATCGACAAGCTACCAAGCAAGAAAGCAGAGCTTGAAGCGATTGCCAACTCATCAGCCGCCGAGGCGGAAAGGCTGAGGGTAGAAGCTGAGATGCGTAAAAAAGCAGACCAGGCCAGGATGCAAGCCGATGCCGATGCAAAAGTAAAAGCTGAAGCTGAAGCTTCAAAAGCTAAAGAAGAAGCTGCCAAGCTCGATGCAACGGTGAACACCCAGGCAGAACTTTTTACCGAGGCACCCAAGGTGAAAGAAGGATGTGAAATCATACTGAAGAACACGGCAGCCTATCAATTGATCTTTATGTTCTGGTGGGAACGCGAAGGAAAATCCCTTCCGGAAGACAAAATCGAGAAGATGACCATGGCCCGCATGAAAGCATTCTGCGAAAAGCAGGCAGTGGCTACCGGCGAGGAGATCAAGTCGAACCTGATCGAATACAGGATCACCTACAAGGCAAAGTAATGGATACCTATTACGACCGTCACGAAGTAAGCAACTCAAGCCTATCCTGGCTTAAGTTGATGCTGTTCCCGCGAGAGATGCCCGACCCAACACAGGTGTATCTCTTCGGGAACCTGGTTGATGCAGTGATCACCGAAAACGGAAGGGTTGACTATTTCCGGAAAACTATTGACGGCAATGTTGTACCGAATGAATGGTTCGAAAGGGCCGAGCAGATGAAACGCTCCTTTATGGCAGATGAAATGTGCAGGCAGTTGATTCACGGTGCTGCAACCCAGGCAGTGATGGTAACTGAAAGGAATTTCGATTTTAAAGGGATAGAATTCAGCCTGCCGGTTCGCTGCAAGTGGGACTTTTTCAAAGATAACCTGGGCTTCGGCGGAGACATTAAAAGCACTGCGGCCACTACCCAGGCACAGTTTGAAGCGGCTATAAGATACTTCGACTACGACCGCCAGCGTGCCTGGTACATGGATATTGCCCGGCAACTGGGATACAAGGCCGACAAGGATGTGCTGATAGGAATCAGCAAAACAAATTTCAAAGTATTCAAAGTATTCGTCAACAGGCAATCGCCACTTTACGAATCGGGAGTTGATAAGTACAATTTCCTTGCTTTCAGGTGGTGGATGCTGATGAGCGATAAACAAGCAGCTTAATAAAAACAAAACAACATGCAAAAAATCAAAAAAGCAAAAATTAAAGACCGCTCCCTTATCGTAGAGGGTGAAGAGCGGATGGTTACCGAAGGAGGGTCAGAAGTAACCAACGAAGTGGCAAAAAAGTGCGCCGCCCTGGCACATGACGACCTGGTAAAGGCATTTGACAACCTGAAAAAGCACCTTATAAAGATATGCGACCTGCGGGGAGCGGAGTATATTGACAAGGAAAACATTGACGACTGCCAGATACCGGAACTTGAAAACTATACCGTAACCGGTTTTTCCATCGGTGGCAATGACGAAAGCGAGGGTGTTACCCTGATCGGTAACCGCACATTCAATTCCGGGAAGGTACTTAACATCGTGGCACCTTTCACACAGTATGCCGGTGACGATTATGCTTTCGCTATCGAGCTGGCATCCGACATACATGCCGCAGTGTATGAGGTAGAATGCTACCTCAATGGAAAGTGCGCATCCAAACAGTTGGAGATACCTTTCGATGAGGCAGAAACCACTGATTACAGGGTTTCTTTTGATACCGGTGACGGAGTTTATCATGATATCACCGATGGTCTTGGCAAGATGAACGCCAAAATGGACAGAAGAAATTGAAAAAAGTTGGCTAATAAAATTGATTAAAATAAATCATGTATAAGAAATTGGTAGGGGTGCTTTTCATAACGAGCCCTTGTCGGGGGCGATACGATCCGATGCAGCACACTCAGCACTTTAAAACCTGAATGACGTATCTCTTGCACCCATCCTTTTCACGGGGGAAATCTTGGGAGTAATCGGATAACAATGACTGGCAGCCTGGAAAGACAGCACCCCACCCGGGGGAAAAGGGGAAAACCATAAACCATAAACTAATATTTATGACAACACAGATCACTTATTACAAATTAAAGCAGGTCAAGATCAGCGGGTTGAACCCCCGCAAACATTTTGACGAGGACAGCCTCAACGAGCTGGCAGAAAGCATCAAACAGGTAGGCATCCTGTCCCCGCTTATCTGTAGGACGAACACAAAAACTGGAGCAGCGCTGCTCGAACTGGTATGCGGCGAACGCAGGTACAGGGCGGCAAAGATAGCCGGGCTTGAAGAGGTGCCGGTGATCACACGCGACCTCACCGATGCCGAAGCCATAGATCTGATGATAACCGAGAACCTGCAGCGCAAGGATGTTACACCTTTTGAAGAGGCAGAAGCATTCCAGGGGCTTGTAAACCAAAGGGGGTACGATACCAAGATGCTGGCAGCCAGGTTTGGGAAACCAGAGGCATTTATCCGCATGAGGTTAAAGCTCAACGACCTGATCGAAGATTTCCGCATGCTCTTCGACAAAGACCTGATCGGAGTGGGGCATGCACAGGAAATATGCAAGCTCAGCCAGAAAGTACAAAAAGCTGTTTTTGAGAAGCATTTCAACTACAAAGATTCATGGTGGAATACACCCACCATCAAGGAACTGAAGCGATGGATCGAGCAGGATTTCACATTAAAACTGTCAGATGCCATATTTGAACTTCACGACCTGACCCTGGACAGAAAAGCAGGTGCGTGCAACGGATGCCCCAAGAACACATCCAGCGATACGCTGCTGTTCCTTGATGCGCCAAAAACAGGAATTTGCCTCGACATTTCCTGTTTCAACAACAAAAAAGTAGTACAATTCAACCGAGAACTCGCACACATACAGGAGCAGGAACCGGATATCGTTTTAGGTTACCCGGGATATATCTATGAAGATGAAGAGAAGTTTGTGAAAAACCTCATAAAATCGGGGACACAAGCCGTTGAACTAAGCTGCTCCGGCGGGTTTAGGAAGATAGAACCGCCCGACAAACCAGATGCTCCGGATTCGGAAGGTTATGAAGATGGAGAAATAGAGGAGGCGTTGAAAGATTATCAGGATGAACTTGAGGATTACGAAAATAAGCTTAAGGAGTATAACGAAACAATTGCATCCTGTAAGTGCGCCAAAGGGTTCATGGTGGCCGGGCACGACAAGGGTAGGATAGTCTATTACGAACGCATAAGAGAGGATAAAGGGAGCAGTCCCGCAAGTGGTAAAGATATGTATGCAAGGGAGCGGATGGAAGAGTTACAGGCAAAGGACGAGCGTAACGGGGAGCTGGCATTTGAGAAAACGTATTTCGCCGTGAAGGACATCATAAAGGCAAACGGATATATTAAAAAAGAGGATGCTTTAACACCTACAGAGGAAACAGCCCTTTACACGCTAATGTTAGGACGCCTGGACGGAGACACCGAAAACGAGATTTTTGGAAAAGTAAAAGGGCGGAACTGGATTGAGAACAAGCTCAAATATCCTGCGGCAATAAAGCTCACAACTGGGCAAAAGGCAAAAGTAGCCCGTAATTTCCTGAAAAAAGAGTTGGATAATGGCACACCCGTGCAGATGGAGAGCGAGGCAAAAGCATTGATCTCCATTGCCAGGGAATTCTATCCGGAAGACACTGCCAAGGTAGAGATCGAACAGCAGGGCATTTACCTGCGCCGAAAGGAAGGGATAGAAAAGAAAATTGCCGAACTCGAAACTGTGAAATAGAAAAACATATTCAATATATGATAATCAGATTAAAAGGAGAACTGGAAACTGAACTGCTGGGGCTGGGAATTAAACCCGGTGACATAATAAATGCTATCCCGGATCCGGTGAGCAAAGTAGGCGCAATGCATTTTGATGTTTACAAGCAGGGCTATTTCCATGAATGCGTCGTATGGCCAGAAAATTACGAAAAAGTTAAACCTATAAATACACCCTAAACCTAAACAAAATGAAAATAGAAATCACACCCAAAACGCTGGAAGAATTCCGATCCAGCAACGCACCCCTGGTACTTAGCATAAGTACGAACAGCATGATGTTCTCGGTTTCGGCACAATCGGTATTAGTGTTGAAGCAAGGCAGTTCCTTCCTGCTGGAATTTGAAGATGGAATATTTTACCTGAAGGATGACGACGATGGATTTATGCTTGGAAAACCTACGGGAAAGCATAAGTTGATGCGGGCGTATTGCGCCGGGATTGCAAAATACATTGCACAATTTATGAAGGAAAAGCAAACTACGTACGAATTCTCGATCGGTGAGTTGAAATTTAGCAAAAGGGCACTCACGCTGATAAAAGGGAAGAAGGAAACTCCCTAAGATGTTACCCCTTAACGCTATGGACAAAAAAAGAAAAATCGTTTTGATCTCCCCCAAAGAAAGTGGCCAGCAGCTGATCAGCACAAAAAAAGGCAGGAACGAAAAATGTGCCTGCGGGTCGGGAAAGAAGCAGAAACATTGCTGCGGTGACGACTTCAAATTTATGTGCACAAACCCCAAATAACAACAGGAACAATGTTAGAATATTTTGAACTATTGCGCTGGCGCAGAAACATTTACAACGGGCAAAAAGTAGCTTTGAAAATAGCGAAAAACGAGTTCAGGGAGTACCGGGTAGCCCTCAACCCATCGGGCAATGTGGTTACATTGTTTGTTCCCGGGGCGGGTTACCTGCCTTTCAAAAAATCACAGATTTATCCATTAACTAAAATCACAAACCAATGAAAGCAACGAGAATTTATTACGAAAAATGTTTCAACCTGGGCAATTACCAGAATGAAAAAGTCGGGATCGAAATCGAACTGGCTGCAGACGAAACGGCAACACAGGCTCTTGACGCAGCGAAGAAGTTTGTAGAGGCGAACAACCCCAGGAACGCAGCGAAACTGGAAGAGGCCTATAGAATTGTTGCCTACCCAAACAGCCATTCTTATTCTGAAGTTGTGAATGCTCAGGAACTTATTGACAATACCCAAAAAGAAGACGATCTCCCATTCTGATTAATATGCAGATCACCAATCAGGCAATTATTTCCGCATAGCTTTCCACTACAACCCTTACCTGGTGGATAAGGTGAAAGAGCTTCCCGGACGGAGGTTCGACCCGGTGAACAAATGCTGGATAGTACCTTCATTCCACGAGGATGATGTCCGGAATTTCGCTTCCCGCAACGGGTTCACATTCATCGCCGATACGGTTGACGAAACCTATGCGGAAATACCCCCACTTCCACAACTTACCGTACAGATCCCTCTCAAGATGGAACTGTTCCCATTCCAGTCTACAGGGGTAGCTTATGCCCTGGAGAAGAAGAAACTTATCATCGGAGACCAGCCCGGCCTGGGTAAAACGGCACAGGCCATCGCCACCATCACCGCTGCCAACGCATTTCCATGCCTGGTGATAGCACCCTCAAGCCTGAAGGTAAACTGGGAGAGGGAATGGGCGATGTGGACAAACAAAAAGTGCATGATATTGAACGATTCGGTAAAAAGGAACTTCAACCTGTTCTGGGAGGCCAACCTGATACAGGTATTCATTGTGAACTACGAAAGCCTGAAAAAGTATTTTGTAGAGAAGATCGAAATCCCGAAAGGGCAGAAGCTCCGCATCAACCATATCCATTTCAAGAGGCAATTTGTAGGTATGTTCAAGAGTGTGATCATTGATGAATCGCATAGGTGTTTTCCTTATGAAACAAAAATTTCGACAAACAAGGGGCTAATCCCGATTGGCGAGATTGTTGAAAAAAAGTTATCTAATTTGCTTGTTCAGTCGGTTAATTTATCAGATTTATCAGTATCTTTAAAGCAAATTAAAACACTCTGGGAAAATGAAACAGGATTTAAACAACTCTACAAAGTCAGGCATGAAAAAGGAGAATTCACGGCAACAGAAAACCACAAAATATATACTTCAGCCGGACGGTTCAAGGAAGTATCTGAAATCGAAAGTGGAGATTATTTGTATTTGTTGCGGGAATCCATTTTTAACAGTGAAATCAGGGAAGACAACGGCGAAATGTTGCTCAAAGAGTTGCGCCTCGAAAATGGTAAATGCAAGACCGGAAATCAAAGCGTTGCAAACTTTACAGAGAGCCAAGCCGGAAGTGGAAAGAATCTGCCAGTGGTGCGGAAAATCCTTTTTCGTAAAGAGGCACAAAGCAAACAGGTTTTGCACTCAAAGCTGTTCGGCAAAATGGAGGATGTCTCAACCAGGGGCTTCAGACGGAAACAGAACCCCCGAACACCGAGAGAAAATGAGAATTGCTGCTACAATCCAGATGCAAAACCCGGAATTGAGAAAAATGCACTCCGACCGAATGAAGGCAAACAACCCTATTCACATGCCCGGTGTATCGGAAAAGATTTCGGCAAAACTCAAAGGACGTCCGTTTCCATCCAGGGGCGGAAATGGTCAAATGACAGAGCCACAATTGAAGCTATGGGAGGCATTGAATTTGCCGGAATCAGCACTGGAATTTCCAATCATAACGGATTCAGTAAAAGGCCAGTTTCACAAGGTGGCCTATTGCTACAAATCGGACATTGCTATTCCGGAAATAAGGCTTTCCATAGAGGTAGATGGGCATTCTCACAAAACTGCGGAGATCAAAATAATAGATCAGTTCAAAACGAAGGTCTTGAACTCGTTAGGGTGGAAAGTTGTGAGGTTTACCAATCAGCAAATTTTGACGGATTTACCGGCAGTACTGGAAGAATTGAAAAAGTATATGATTTAGAAATATCCGACAATCACAACTATTTTGCCAACGGAATTTTAGTTTCAAACTGTAAGGATTCGAAAACGCAGCAGGCAAAATTTAGTAAAGGTATCTGCACCGGGAAGGAATACATCCTTGCCCTTACCGGAACGCCGGTGATCAACAAACCAAAGGATTTGATATCGCAGTTAGGCATCATCGACCAGATGAATGCTTTCGGAGGGTACACAGCATTCACACAGCGTTATTGCTCAGGAGCCGACGAATCCAGCAACCTTCGGGAACTAAATTATAAACTGAACCTTACCTGCTTCTATCGCCGTGACAAGCAGGATGTATTGAAGGACCTACCGGATAAGATGCGCCAGGTGGCAATATGCGAAATATCAACCCGAAAGGAGTACCAGGATGCGGAAGCCGACCTGATAAAATACCTGCGCGAATACAAGGATGCCGATGATGAGAAAATAGCCAGGAGCCTGCGGGGTGAGATCATGGTAACAATCGGGATCCTCAAGAATATTTCAGCCCGTGGGAAGCTGGCCGATGTGTACGAGTTTGTTGATGATATACTTGAATCGGGTGAAAAGCTTGTGCTGTTTGCACACCTGAAAGAAGTTATCCATGCCATAAAAGAGCACTACCCGAAGGCCGTTAGTATCACTGGTGAAGATGATATGCCATCCAGGCAACATGCTATTGACAGCTTTCAGAACAACAAGAATGTAAAACTTATAGTGTGCAGCATAAAGGCAGCAGGGGTAGGGTTAACGCTAACATCATCATCCCGGGTGGCATTTGTAGAGCTACCCTGGACAGCAGCCGACACCGACCAGTGCGAGGACAGGTGCCACCGCATAGGGCAAAAGGATAGTGTTACGTGTACTTACTTTTTAGGGCAGAATACGATTGACGAGAAGATTTACCAGATCATACAGACTAAGCGTGAGATTGCCAAAACCATCACCGGGGCCACTGAGCAGGTAGCGGAGAGCATCGTTGACCTGGTAGCAAATTTATTTAACCAAGAAAAGAACTTTTAAATATGAAGAAAAGAAAAAAATTACCCACTAAAAGCTGGTATAAAGCAATGGATTTATACCATGCCCGTAAATACTCAGCACGAATAGAATCAGAGTTGAAGGACAGGCTTAATCTATTAAGCTTACTGGGCAATAGAGTAAAAAGTTTTATTAAATGGGCTGGCAAGGAAAGGCTTTGTTTTGAAGCCAATCTGGATGAAGAAGTAAAAGATTTTCTTACAAGATAATAATTGTAAATATGGCACATAATAAAACAGGTTTTAATTATTATTCTGTTGACACTGACCGGTATCTTGATATTCGTATCAAGAGGCTGAAAAAGAATTTCGGATGTTCCGGGATTGCTATTTATGATTATCTGCTTTGCGAAATATACAGGGTGAAAGGCTGTTTCATGCAGTGGGACGAAAGTACTGCTTTTGACGTGGCTGAGTATTTCGGTATCAAAGAATCGTTGGTTAATGAGGTAGTAAAATACTGCGGTGTTGTGGGTCTATTTAATAAGGAACTGCTCACAAGTGGAAACGTTTTGACTTCATTATCCATCCAAAGAAGGTATATAGATGCAAGTAAAAAGTACAAAAGAAGTGGAATTCAAATTCCTAAAAAAATAAGACTGATGGAAGAATCTGACATTATTCAGGAAGAATCTGACATTATTCAGGAAGAATCTGACATTATTCCAGATAAAAATGACATTATTCCACAGAAAGGAAAGGAGAAGAAAGGAAAGGAGAAGAACTCTCTCTACGCGCGCGAGGATTTTCAGATTGATAATTATTCACTTGGTTATGATGAATTACTGAAAGAATTCATCAACTCCGCACTTTGGCAAGAAACATTAATTATGACTGATGCAAAATTCAAATCGGTTGAAAATGTGAAAAGACTGATGAAAGAATTTTTAATGAAATTAAGAAAAGCAGATCAATTTCCCATTACTATCAAAGAGGCTAAGAATAGATTTGGTGGATGGGTAGAAAAAAACATAAACAATGGATCAGACACAGAAGACGATACACAGCGACTCTCAAAGATTTTCTAAACCAAGACTGCCACGCAGGGAGTTGGAACACGGAAAATTGCCACCACAGGCTATTGACCTTGAAGAAACTGTCCTTGGAGGGCTTATGCTCGAAAGCGGTACATTACCTTTCGTAATAAACCAACTATCCCCGGACGTTTTCTACAAAGAAGCTCACCAGATCATTTACGAAGCAATCCTTTCGTTGTACGATGACAACAGAAAGATTGACATCCTTACAGTAGCCAACGAATTGCGAAACAAAGGCACTCTTGAACTTTCAGGAGGCCCGTTTTATATTACCCAACTTACATCCCGCATCGCCTCCACTGCCAACATAGAATACCATGCAGGGATATTGCTTCAAAAATACCTGGCACGCGAACTTATCAGGGTTTCAGGTGAAATAAATTCAAAAGCATTCATGGACACGGAGGATGCCTTTGAACTGCTCGACCATGCGGATGCCTCGATTTCAAAAATATCCGAAATCTCTGTCCGTGGCGGATCAATGTGCCACATCACCGATGCAGTCGAAAAAGCCATTGAAGAGGCAAAGAGGAGGGAGCTGATGGTTAAAGAGGGAAAATCAACCGGTGTAAATTCTGGACTGAAAGAGGTTAACCAGCTTACTGGAGGTTGGAAAAATTCTGACCTGATAATCTTGGCGGCAAGGCCTGGAATGGGAAAAACGGCATTGATGCTCCACTTTGCAAAAGAAGCAGCTATATCCGGCACTCCGGTCTGTATTTACTCCCTGGAAATGTCAGATATTTCACTTGCTAACAGGATGATACTTTCATCATGCAATGTTGACTCTTACCGGTTTAAAAAAGGGTTTATGACTTCAGAAGATTGGGCTGAGGTTAACATTGCACGGCAGATGCTCTCACGTCTTCCAATCTACATTGATCCGAACCCGATTGTTTCGATGCGTTACATACGCAGCAAAAGCCGAATCATGCAACGTAAGGGAAAGTGCGGGATGATAATGGTTGATTACCTGCAACTGGCCGACATGAGCACCGGTGAAAAGAACCGCAACCGTGAGCAGGAAGTCTCACAAGCCAGCCGCCAGGCGAAGATTATAGCCAAAGAATTGGATGTGCCTTTCATGTTGCTCAGCCAACTTTCGAGAAAAACCGAGGACAGGAAGGAAAAAGAACCACAGCTTGCCGACCTGCGCGAATCAGGCGCAATAGAGCAGGACGCCGACCTTGTAGCATTTATCTACCGTCCCGAATACTACGGGATAAAAGAAGATGCCGCAGGTAATTCGCTTATCGGTGTTGGGAAGATGATTTTTGCAAAGCACAGGGACGGCTCATGTGAGGATGTAAAATTCCGCTACAACGAAAGCATGACCAAAATATTCAATTACGAAATTGAAACGCAGAAGTATGATTTTCCGGATAACTACGACTTTCCAGATAAACCAGGGTTCTGATGAAAATACCACAGATAACAAATAAAGGCCTGGTGATGGTTGACATACCACCGGAGCAATACAGCGGAATAACCCTTTCGGGCGAGGAAGCGACAAAAGCTGTAGAAAGTTACAAAAAAGCACACCGGACAAAGGTGCTTACCACCGACGAAACCCTGGAGGCGCTCAGGCAGGGAAGGGAGCGTAAACACTATGCCATAATAACTAACGAATACTGGAAAAAGGTCAACTCAAAACACTATGATACACGTAATATCTCTCCGGATAGTAAACGGAAAAACATACAGGCGAAAGCTTGAACGGAAGTTTGTAAGAAACATTGAAGAGATCAACCAACTTGAGGCCGATGCAATCGCAAAATTCATTGCCATCCGCTACCCCGACGGGATCCCCCCGCAGGATGAAGACAGCAAAACTCCATTCGTCTCAGCCGGCACCACTTACATTACCATACCGGATCATAAATTCATCTCTTACCTGGTAACGGAATTGAAATACAAGCGGATCCCGGAAGATATAAAGAAGCTGTTTACAACAGTTAAATTGAAGCACTAAATTTGAAATATATGGGACACAAAAAATTGAAAAACAAAAGCAATGAAGCTGATGACACCAAACCAACAATTACAGGAACTCCTTGGCCGAGGAAAACGGAATAGTATTGAAACAAATTCACAGAAATCAGTGGTAAACTGGTTCCGATTACAATATCCGAAATATGCAAAGCTGCTGATCCACGTTCCAAACGGCGGCAAGCGATCCAGCATGAAGGTGAAGAAAAAGGACGGCACAGAAGTGGAGTTCTGCCGGGAAGGGAAGGAGCTGAAGGAGATGGGTACAACAGCCGGGGTGTCGGATTTGCTCCTGCTGCTTCCCAGGAAGGGTTATGGCTGCCTTGCCATCGAAATGAAAACCACTGAAGGCACCCAATCACCACCGCAAAAAGGCTGGATGTTCGAAATGATTGCAGCCGGTAACAAGTATGTTGTATGCCGGTCGGCACAGGAAGCGGAATTAGCAATCAAATCCTACCTGTTATGAAATCAAATCCTTGCAACGCAGTATTTGATTCAGATACTTGGATGAAAATAACAATTATCACGCACACAGTGGAGGATTCCTACGGAATACCCAGGGGAGGGATAATTACCCGCAACCGGACCAGGCATTATGTGGAACCCCGCTATATGGCAATGCAACTGATCAAGGAGTTCACAACAGATTATTTTAACACAGTTGCACTATCAAAAATCGGGTATCATTTCGGGAATTTTGATCATGCAACGGTTTCCCATGCTATCAGGACGGTGAACAACCTGATTGATACGGATAAAGCTTTCAATTTGAAGTATCAGGAGATAAAGACAACTTGCAATATAGAAATTGTGAAGAAAATGAGGGGGAATTGATTTTTTTTGTTCACCAAATTGTCTAAAGGACAAACAATGCATTAATTTTGCGGAAAATAAAGCAAATATGGCAGCAGAAAAAGAAAAAATCCTTAAGTACCTCAATGAGCAGCTCACATTGAAGATTGATGCTTTACAGGCCATGGAAGAACCAATCACAAATGACACCATCAAGGATGTGCGCAAGATGGAAGAACTTATCCTCAAAAGGGAAATATATGACCTGAAGCGACACATTCAGGTTATTAATATGATGTAACGATGCACCAGCAGGTTGACAGGTTAACAACCCAACGAAGGGTAAGGCAGATTGTTGAATGGGTTCTGAATGGTTACAACACCCAGGACATCATCAAACAATGCAATGCCTCCTGGCAACTTGGGGAGCGTATGTCTTACAAATACCTGAAGAAGGCACTTGACTCAATAAAGAAACTCCCTGTTGATGACCTGAAAGAAAAACAATCACTTCATATTGAACGCAGGCTTAAGCTCTTCCGAGAACTTGAAAAGAAATCATCAGCACAGGGAGCACGCACAGCACTCAGGATTCTGGACAGTATAGCCAAGATTGACGGTAGCCTGATTGAAAAGGTTGATGTGACGACCAACGGTGAAAAAATTGCCGGCACAGTTGTAGTCCTGCCTGAGAATGGACGCGAAAGCAAATAAAATAGAGCCGCAAGATGGGTTCCAGACAGAGTTCCTTCGTTCGCGCGCCGACATCGTAATCGGTGGAGGTGCAGCCGGTGCAGGGAAATCGTTTGCCGAACTTCTCGAACCGCTCAGAAATATTCAAAACCCCAATTTTGGGGCTGTCTTTTTCCGCAGGACCGTACCTCAGATAACATCCATCGGAGGCCTTTTGGACGAATCAAAAAACCTTTATTACCACTTTGCAGCGAAACTGAACCAGACAAGGCTCAGTTGGGAATTTCCATCCGGGGCAGTGATCAAGTTCAGGAGCCTGGAACATGAAAAAAACATTTATGACCATCAAGGGGCTCAATACCCGCTCATCATCTTCGACGAGCTTACCCATTTTACCAAGAAACAATTCCTGTATCTGCTTTCCAGGAACCGGTCAACCTGCGGGGTTCCCCCTTATGTTCGGACCACATGCAACCCCGATCCCGATAGCTGGGTTGCCGAACTGATAAAATGGTGGATCGATCAGGAGACAGGTTATCCGATAGCCGAAAGGGCCGGAAGTGTGAGGTACTTTGTTGCGGAAAAAGAAAACTATATCTGGGGAAACACCAGGCAGGAAGTGATGGAGAAAGCACCTTACCTGTTCGATAATGAAGCTTTCGAAGGACTTGATAAAAACAAACTTATCAAGTCACTCACCTTCATCCCGGGTTCGATATATCAGAATCATAGGCTTCTTGAGAAGGATCCCGGATACCTGGCAAATCTTTTATCCCAGGATGAAACGGAGCGTGCAAGGTTGCTTGATGGTAATTGGAAGGTAAGCACTGATGGGATGTCGCTGTTTGATTTTTCTGCCACTTACAATCTGTTCTCAAATTTTGTCGCCAGAGATGAAACATCAGTTATAACTTGTGATGCCGCCCGCTTTGGCGCAAACCTCGCAACTGTATTCGTATGGAAGGGATGGGAAGTAGTAGCAATTCATGTATATACAAAGAGTTCCCTGGATAAACTACGGGACACCATAGAACGTGAACGTGAGCGCTGGAGGGTTCCCAAGAGTGCCGTGCTGGTTGACCAGGATGGGCTTGGTGGTGGGTTGGTAGATTTTGGAGGATATGAAGGGTTTTCGGGAGGGGAAACTGCAATGAACGACCCCAAAACAGGTATTAAGGAAAACTTCTTCAATAAGAAGACCCAGCTTTTCTACAAGCTCGCCGAAAAGGTAAACGGTAACAAAATCCTGATCAGGATAGAAGGGGATAATTGTTTTGTTGACGGGACAGCTTCCCTAAAAGTAAAGATCAACGGAAGCCAGTTTGATATAAAAGACCTGATACGCAAGCATCTCAGGTGTATAAAAAAGAAAATTACAAGTGGTGATGGAAAGCTCAGGATAAACTCAAAGGAGGAACAAAAATCCATCCTTGGTAATGACGAATCACCCGACTTTGCTGATACAATGATGATGCGGATGCAGTTCGATTACAAACCGGTTTATTCAAATCAAAATCTTTCTGAACTATTTTTTTAACATAAAAATTGTCAAATGGACAATTGCAATTAATTTTGTCAAAATTTAGCACCATGACCATACAGGAAATATTTGGGTTAGTATCAGCAACCGACATAATTACAAACCTAAAGAAACGCAATACCACTCTTCCGGACACAGCAAAGTCGGACAAGCAATGGGAAATCAAGGGGCATGACGTTATGGATGCCGCTTTGCGCCCGGACAAGACGGTAACCGTCACCAATGCTGCAGGAGAACCGACTGGCACGAGGGTAGAGTTTGTGGCCCGTGTACCGGTGCCTTTGCAGAAATTAATTGTCGGTCGGGCGGCAGCTTTCGCTTTCGGGAACCCGCCCAACATCACCAGTAATGCGATTGAAGAACAAGGGAAAACTGTATATGCTGCTGTGCTGAAAATACTGACAGACAACAAATCGATATCTCACAACAAACGCATAGCGAAAGATGTGATGAGATATACAGAGGCTGCCGAATGCTGGTTTCCCATAGAAGAGAAAAATACCAGGTATGGTTTTGAATCGGCTGTCAAAATACGTTGCCGGGTGTTCAGTGCCAGGAACGGAGATACATTGTACCCGCTTTTCGATGAGTATGGGGATTTGATCGCTTTCTCACGGGAGTACATGTTGAAAGAAAACGATGTTGATGTTCAATATTTTGAGGCATTCACGAAAGATGTTATCAGGAAATGGAAATTTGAATCCGGTGCTTATGTAGAAGTAGCGAATGTAGCAAATGTGCTGGGAAAAATTCCGGTGGTTTACGTGCGGCAGGAAGAGACAGAATGGGCAGATGCGCAACTGCTGATCAACAGGCTCGAAAAACTCCTGAGTAATTTTGCCGACACTAACGACTATCATGGAAGCCCGAAAATATTCATTCAGGGAACAATTAAAGGATTTTCGAAGAAAGGTGAATCTGGTTCTATCATTGAAGGGGACAAGGATTCGACTGCCCAATACCTATCCTGGGACCATGCTCCGGAAAGCGTGAAACTTGAAACCGACACACTTCTTCGGTTGATTTATAGCGTTACACAAACGCCGGACATATCCTTCGATGCAATCAAGGGCATCAACCAGATATCTGGAATTGCATTGAGGCTGTTGTTCCTCGATGCGCACCTGAAGGTGGAGGACAAAAAAGATATTTACCTCGATATGCTGCAACGAAGGGTGAACATACTCAAGGCCTTTGTCGGGAAAATAAACACCAAACTTGCAGCCGCTGCAGAATCTGTAGATCTTGCTTGCGACATTGATCCTTACATGCCGGGAGACATGACTGCCGATATCACCAACCTTATGAATGCAACTGGGGGAAAGGCAATCCTTTCCCAGCGGACAGCTATCGAAAAGAGCGGAATGGTGCCAGATGCAGAAGCCGAATACAAGCTCATCCAGGATGAGGATGCCGCATCAAATGTCAAAGATTTATTCAATCCGACTGCATAAAATCGTATCTTTGTGAACAAAACACCAAACATGCAACGCAAGTACCAAGAGTTTACGGCAATGTTCATCGAGGAAACGGACCCTATTTCTGGAAACCACCTATGGAAGAGCCAGCCGCTAACGATTGACTTGAACAGCATCGTTTCGTTCAATGCCGATTTGCTCGGAGGCACCGAGGTACGGCTGGCCGATGGTTCCGCGTTCACATTGAAGGTTTCTTATGACGAATTGAAAGAGATTATGTCAAAAGAAACCCAACATGAAAAAATCTGGAATTGATGATGCCGCGCATTTTTACCGCATTGAAGCAACCGCGCAATCTGTCAAGGATATCTATGCAAAAACCCTCCGGGACATTTCCAGGCTGTTTGCAAACCTAAATCCCGATAAATCAACACCCTTCCGGTTTGACGACTATCCTGAGATAAAAACGAGGGTCAATGGCTATATAAAATCCCTTGCGGATGGTGTGCAATTGAAGATCGAAAACGCTATTTGTTCCGAATGGCTCCAGGCGAATATCAAAAACGACAATATGATCGCTTCGTTTGGCATTGATAAATCCAAACTTTCAATTGTTCAGGAAGAAATTTTCTACAACCGCAACCAAAAAGGGCTTCAATCGTTTTTGCAGAGGAAGCAGGCCGGGCTTAAACTCTCTGACAGGGTTTGGTTGTACTCAAACCAGTATAAGGATGAGATAGAAATGGCGATAGATGTTGCCATTGCCGAAAAAACAAGTGCCCAGGACTTGTCGAGGGTAGTAAAGCAATATCTGAACGAAAAGAATAAGCTTTTCAGAAGGGTACGGGATAAGAATGGGGCTTTGCAGTTGAGTAAAAATGCGGCCGATTATCACCCGGGACAGGGAGTTTACCGATCCAGCCATAAGAATGCAATGCGCTTAGCCCGAACCGAGGTGAACATGGCATACAGGACTGCCGACCATGAGCGGATGAAAGAACTGCCTTTTGTGAACGGGTTCGAGGTAAAATTAAGCAACAACCACCCGGTGAACGACATCTGCGACCGGATGAAAGGCAAATACCCGAAAGAATTCAAATTCACTGGATGGCACCCCCAATGCCGGTGCCACCTGATCAGCCTGATGGTAGACGAGGAAGAGTATAATGCCATCGAGGACAAGCTGCTGGCCGGAGAAGATATTTCGGGATATAGAAGCCCCAATTCGGTATCAGCACCTCCCACTGGATTCACTGACTGGATTGATGAAAATAAGGAACGAGCAAAAGCATGGAGGTCGCAACCGTATTTTATCAAAGATAACTTTCAGGGAGGTACTATTTCGGGTGGGCTAAATTTGCAATCAGATTTGCCTGTTCCTAAGAAGAAAAGGAATAAAACCGAATCTGAAAAGGCAGCTATTCAAACCAAATGGGATGAAAGGAAACTTCAAAATCAACTTGTTGTCAACGAGGGTAAGACTGTGCTGAAGGGAGCAAATGAATTCCCTGAAATTGACACTACAGCACTTCAACAGCATATCATCTCAAAGAATATCAATGGAATACAAACCGCATCAAAAATAATTGAACAAAAGATCATGGAAGCCGGTGCGGAAGAGGCGCAACTTTCAACATTATTGGACAACGTAAAAGCGATAAAAGCACAACATGGAGTAGAAGCAACCCGGGATCTGTATAAAGCGGTTGAAACAAAGCTCGCATCCTGGAAGAATCTTTCGCTTGAACAGCAAAAGACAAAGCTTGAATACGAAATTGGCTGGGTTGAAAAGAACAAGAAGTACAGCACGTGGAAAGGCGCTCAGGATGCTTACAAAAAAAGGCTTGCAGTTGTTGAATACCAGGTTGAAAAAGAACAAATACAAACGCTAAGCGAATCATCGTTCAATTTCGCAAAAACAACAAAGAGTAAGTCAATAAAAGGCATGGCTGCCGAACTTCAGGGAATGCTTGATAAGGATGCGCCAATTTTACAACTGCAAAAGGCTGCGAATAAACTTAACCTAAAAGTAAACGAACTACAGGGCAAACAGGCGAATGACATCAGAAAGTCGGTTTCCAGTACGGGAGGCTTCACATACGACGCGCATGCTTACACAAAAGCCAGAAAAGATGCCGCTATGTGGGCAAAAGACCCTGCAGAAGCAGATCGTAAAGTTCGTGACGTTTGCAGCTCTGTTTGGAGAGGTGCTACTTCGGATGAAAAAAAAGCAGCTTATCGCTATACTGCTGGAAGCAGCTATATCAATGAACCGCTACGGAAGCAATACTATTCAGGCCAGTATAAGGGGGTTTACGATGGGAAGGTTGATGGCGAGCACATAACAAATCTTATAGATAGATCTTCGTATGACTTCGATATGTGGATACAACGTGGTGTATATCATGACAGCGTTAATGGCATCTTTGGCCGTGAGCTTGAAAGCATGAGCTTAACTGAAGCAAGAAGTGCCCTGGTAGGCAAAGAAGGAATTGAACCTGGCTTTTCGTCTTGCGCGAACGCCAAAGGTGCAGGATTTGCTGATCGCCCAGTAATTTACAACATCTATTGCCCACAAGGAACAAAAATGATTTATACTGAACCATTTTCAGCCTTTGGAAATGGAGCAAAATCAGTTAATTGGGATGGAATTAAGATACAATCAGACTTTGGATATGAGGCAGAAATGTTGCTGCAAAGATCAACTAAGTTCAGGGTATTGAAGGTTGAAAAAGCGGGGGGAAAATGGTATATTGATGTAGAAGTGATAGGGCAGATTTAATTTCTTCCTTTATACTTTTCAACATACCATTTTTTGAAAAGCGGAATTGATTCTTTTACGTTCCACGCATCTTGTATGAACCGGTTAAAAAGCATCTTTTTTAGCGTTAATCCGACACCGTCGTCTTTTTCAAAGTCAGACAGCCCATTGGCCTCATATTCTCCATTATCGTCAAAATGCCCGCTATTTTTTACCCAAAGGCTTTCGTAGAACCACATCATTTGCTTATCGGAAGCTCTCAATGCCGGAGGACAGTCTTTTTCACCTTTGTAATACAGGCACTGACCTAAAAGTTGATTATTCATTTATGCTTTGTTTTTCGATAAAGTTGCGAATTATTGACAACATGTCTTCAGGCAAGTACCCCATAGCTTTTTCAACCATCCATTCAGGTACTCCATAGCATGCTTCTGCAAGGCTTCCTGCTATCGCTGCAATGGTATCGCTATCACCACCGATCGATACAGCCAGCCTGATTGCGGATTCAAAGCCGGTGCTTTCGATGAATGCGGCTATTGCCTGGGGTACGGTGACCTGGCATGTTTCATCGAACCGGTTATGTATGCGTATCCAACTACACTTCAGATCGAGCATATACCCGTAGGTTGTTTCAATATACATCTTCAGGTCCTGCTTACTTATACCCTGCCTTAAAAGAAGTATTGATGTGGCAATACACTGCGCCCCTTTAATTCCTTCGGGATGGTCGTGTGTTATCGAGGCTGATCTTTTTGCCATTTCGTTCACGTCGGCAACATCGTTGAAAAGCCACCCAACGGGCGAAACCCTCATCGCGGACCCGTTCCCGAAACTATTGTATGCACCCATCTTGTCGTCGCGCAGCCAGCGGCCGAACATGCCGCCATATGAGCTTGGATATTTGTTGCACCATAAACGCATAATATCTGAAAGGTTGCCTTTTTGGTTTATTATCCAGTCGGCAACGGCAACAGTACATATGGTGTCGTCAGTAAACCCGCAATCAGGATGAAAAAAAATAAAATTAGTTTTCAGGCAATTGTCGAACTCAAAACGGGACCCGACAATATCCCCGATAATAGCACCTAACATGGTTTATGTTTTTTGCGCAGTACCTCAGCCCTGGTAATAATACATTTATTGGTGGAAATCTGTCCTTTTTCCTTGAATGATTTTTTACGGTATAAGGCATTCAGGGAGATACCGACATCTTCGGAAGTCAAATATTCGTAAACAGCTGCCAACGAACCGAAATGTAGGTGGGCTTTTGGGTTATTGAATTCGATGTGTATTATCTGTTCTGATAGCTTCATGAAAAATTACCCTGATCATCAAAAATAAATGTTTATCCGACAAAGGTACTACGAATATTATGAAAATATTGTATTTGGAAAAAAAATATTTTCATTCAAACAAGCGAAGAAGCTACAATTGGCTATTGTGTTGATATTTTGTATTTGTCTAAATGACAATTTAAGTTAAAAGTGGCTTAATTTTGTCATCCTAAACAAAACGCACATCTATGAAAGTCAAAATCCTGGCACAACTGAAAGCGAAATTTCCAGGGGTGCCCAACAATTTGCTCGACAGGGTTGCTTCCGTACTGGAAAAAACTGTCACAAAAGAAGAAGACATCGAAACGGCGGTAAACAATTCTGCCGGGTTGGTGCAGGAATTCTCGGCATTTCATCAGAGCGAGGCTGACAGGCGGGTAACTGAGGCTGTTCAGAAACGTGAGAATGAATTAAAGGCCGAATTTGAAAAAAAGAAGGATCCTGTAAAAACAGACCCGAAACATGAAGAGGTACCGGAGTGGGCAAAAACAATGATTGAAACAAACAAGGCCCTTGCAGAAAAAGTAATGGCCTTTGAAAATGCCAATAATCAGAAATCCCTTTCCGAAAAACTTATTTCGCACCTTGGCGAGAAGAAGATCCCTGCTAAATTCTTTTCAAAAGCTATCGAAGACAGGACTTTTAAAGATGAAGAAGAAATGAACACGTTCGCAGCTGGTATAGAAACAAATTATAGCGAGTACCAGCAGGAACTGATCAATTCAGGTTTTATGCAACAGCCTACCCCGGCCATGGGTGGACAGAACAAAGAAGGCGTTTCGGCAGCCGTACAGAATTTTGTAAACGAAATTAAGGCTGAACAGGAAGGCAAAGCATCTACATCCCCTTTAGGAGGAAAAAAAATCTAATTATCAATCAATCATCTAAACACAATGCAAAACGCACTAACTTCAGAAACATCAGGAAAGGTTGTTTTCGACTCGAAACTCGAAGGAGTTCCTGGCGGGGTCACCCTGGCTGCGGCCGACCTGACCAAGACAAGTGTGGCAGCAGGTACCCCTGTCGGCAAGGACAGCAACGGCTTATTCCATGTGGTGAAAACCGCAAAGGCACAAGCAAGCGCCACCAACGTAGCAGTTGATTACAAGGTACTGAAAGGGCACAACTTCGCGGTTGGCAAATTCCTTTCGACCGGAACGCTCAAAAAAGCCTATGCCATCACTGTCATCACCACTTCCAATGCCGACTATGATACGCTCACAGTCGGAACCACACTCGGTGTCGCCGTTGCAGCAGGCGACGTATTCATTGAAGCCACAGCAGAAGCTACAGGCAATACTTCGGCTTTCAAATACACCCCTTTCGGTCTCACCGGTACGGATGTAGAAATTGAAGCCAACGGAAACCATCTGGTAGATGTTGTTGTCCGGGGTTCGGTGAAGGAATCACTGATCGCACCTATCCATGCTGATATAAAAACAGCAATCCCTCTCATTCGCTTCGTATAATCCTAAAACCCAAAAGACATGAAATCATTAATGAAAAACCTTTCGGACAAGGATATTATGGCAATCCTGAACGTGTTGAACTTTAACCAGTTTTACTGGCCGACACTTTTCCCGCTCCGTTTCACTTCCTCTTTGACATGGAAAACCCTGCAGGCTGATTCCGGTGTACCGGTTGCTGCCGATGTAATTTCATTCAATGCATCTTCGCCACGCAAAACCCGACAGACAGTTGGAAAAGCCCAGGGCGACATTCCCAAGATCAGCATAGGCCGCGATAAATCAGAAACCGACCTGAACGATTATAACCAACTGCTTCAGTGGGCTAATACTACCGAAGGTGCCCAGGCACTGGTGAAATATGTATTCGATGATGTTGAGTTCTGTTACATGGGTGTTGCAGCCCGCCTCGAATGGCTCGCCCTCCGTGCACTTTCGACAGGAAAGGTAAGCCTGGACTCAAGCAACAACGGTGGCGTGGTTACCGAAGTAGCTGTTGACTTCCTTGTGCCTTCAGCACAGAAAAAGGGAGTTACAACCGTATGGAGCACTGCCAACAAAGCAACCTGTACGCCTATCAGCGATATCCGTACCATCGTTGGTTTGGCAAAGAAAAAAGGCCTTTTGCTCAGCTATATGCTGATGAATCAGGACACTTTTGACGTATTCTCAAATGCCGATGAGGTTGTTAAATTTGCTGCGGCATGGGTACTCCAGGCTACCAGCCTGACACAGAAACCGAGCCTTGAGAGCGTAAACGCTTCGTTGCGTGAAAGCAAACTTCCGGAGATCCGTATCATCGAAAGTTATGTTACACTTGAAACCCCAGCAGGTGTTCAAAGCACCGTAAATCCGTGGGAAACAGGTGCGGTAACATTTATTCCATCATTGGTTGCCGGAAATACCTTCCATGCCCCGCTTGCTGATGAATCAATCACCAGCGATGCCATCAAGGTTAAACGCGGTCCTACGCTCATCAAGAAGTATGCGATTGAAGAACCGCTTACTGAATGCACAATCGGTATGGCAAACGCTTTCCCTGCATGGGGATCGGCTCAAAGGTCCTATATGCTTGACACGTTGCACAGCACTTTCACCTTCTAAACTTCAAAAGGGGCTGGCAACAGCCCCTACCCTGATATCATGACAAACTTTGAGGCAATAAAAGCAGCGATAAACCCTTACACAGCGGACAAACTGCTGATCGAAAAGGAAATCATTGATGAAGGCACACTGTCAGCGGATGACGATTATTCTTCCGGAAATAAAAAAACAGTTGCTTCCATTGCTATTAATATCCTTAAATCGTTCCTTGCACTTGCTTCCGACAGTGAGGGCGGATTCAGCCAATCATACAACAAAGAAGGTCTTGCGGCCTTGATAGGCTCGCTTGCATCCTCTGCAGGGTTGGATGATATTGCCTCAGAGTTTTCTTCTCATGAGCCATCTATACGCGACAAATCAAACCTCTGGTAATGGAACGTTACCCGCACATTCTCACTATTATCCCTACAACAGAATCCGGACAGGATGAGAACGGGAATTGGGTTGATGTTGAAAGCCCGGAAACTACGACAAACGAATATGCTTGCAGGGATGAGGTGAATTTAATGAGCCGGTCTGTACAATTGACTGACGGAAAAGCGACAATTTATTCAAGCATGATTTACCTTCCGGCAACAGAACACCAGATCAAAGCTGGAGATACTATTGAGGTGAAAGACATCGATGGAAATTTAAGGCTAACCGGATCGGTATTGCGTATAACAAACGACAGGAAAAACACGAGGATATGGGTCTGATTCCAACATTCAGAATGCGGGAAATATCGGCAGCCTTAGATAAAAAAGCCAAAGCGATAGAGAATGCTATCATCATGAGGTTGAAGAGACTTGGCGAAGAGTGTGTGAAACATGCCCGCACTTCAGGTGATTATACTGATCAGACTGGGAACCTACGGAGTTCGATAGGTTATGTTGTAATGGCAAACGGGAAAGAAGTGAAAACTAATTTCACAGGCGACACTGCCGATGGTAAAAACGCAGCCAAAACAATAGCAAAGGAAGTATCTGAAAAGTTTACGACCGGGTATGCGCTTATTGTAGTTGCCGGGATGGACTACGCATATTATGTGGAAGCAACCGGAAGGAATGTGCTGAGCGGTGCAGAGCACTATGCAGAGAAGCAATTGCCGCAGCTTATGGCACAATTAAAGGCTAAGATCAAATGATAGACACGTTCGGCATCATAGATATCCTGTACCAGGTATTAAGGGGATCGCAGCTTTTTACTGACGTAGAGGGCGTGGAGCCATCGGAAGGCATAGAAGGGGTAGAAGCATTTACAGCCATGAATGGTGCAATTTACAAAGTGAGGAGGCCTGACAATTCCAATAAAGAGGATTGCGTAATAAACTGCCTGCCAGTGAGTACGGACCAATTGCAACGTGCAACCGCAAATGTAAACATTTATGTTCCGGATATCTCTATCAGCCTCGGAGGCAAGCCTCAATATCAGCCAGCTTTCATGCGCCTTCAGGAACTTTCGCACATCGCGATTAGTATTTTATGCGAAATGAACGAAGAGCAGTATCTGTACGAGATCAGCTATCAGGGATTACTGAAAGAAGAAAGTATCAACCAACATTTTATCAATTTAAGAATCGAATTCACAAACATTAATCTGTAAAACACATGGCCACAACATATGGACTTGTAAAAATCGAGATCGGCGACATAGCGAACGATGGCGGGATGGGCACTACCCTCACCCAAATCGGGTACACCAAAGTAGGGAGCACAAAACTGGTCACTACAGCCGGTACTGAAACGAACCTTGAAGCAGAGGAGTTAAGCACTCCCCTGGTAACTATTCCAGGAAATGAAACGCAGAGCGTGGAGTTCCAGCTCATCATCCAGGACCTGACACATCTTACTTCTGTATTAGGAGGAGAGGTTACCGGCACATCCCCGAATGAGGTTTGGAACTCACCTGCAACCAAACCTGTAATCGAGAAATCGCTCAAAATCACACCCAAGGCAGGGTTCTCTGTCGAGATACCCCGCGCATCAATAGTAGGATCGCTGAACTCTCCGTTCAGCAAAACCGACCTGATGTATGTGGATGTGAAAGCTACCATCCTGACGCCTACCAAAACGGGCGTGTCCTCAATCTCTATTTCTTAACCCAACCTTCAAACACAAAAAGGGGTGTAAAAGCCCCTTTTTTCAAAACCTATGAAGGAAAAGGGAACTGAAATAAAAGCGATTGACACTTTGCTACAGAACGGCATAATAGTGGACATTGGCAAGCGTAAGTTTACCATATCGCAAAGCTATCTTGGCACGATTTTCACCATCAGCCATATCGCTATTACTATGGGTATAGATGAGGAAAAGATCAAGGACAACCCTATAGGAGAAAGCAGGGACATAGCTGTATCTCATGCAAAGAAAATGGCCAGGATCGTTGCAATAGCCATCCTTAACAATAAGTGGAAAATCAGGCTTTTTGAAAGCGTGCTTGCCAATTTTCTGTTTTGGAAGCTTACACCGGGCGAACTGAGAAATATCAGCGAGACAGTGATGACCCTTAACAACATGGGGGATTTTATGAATTCTATCAGATTGATTTCCGGCAGGAGGATGACGGAGCCGAAGAAGAATCTGAGTCCGGGGGACAGCGGGGGTTAAATAGCCCGTTCGGCACGATAGGAAGTGCCTGTGCCCACTTCCATTGGAGCTACGAATATGTTTTATGGCGCATCAGTTGGATTAACTGTCAGATGATGATAGCAGACATGGCCTGGTACGACTACGGAAACAAAAAGAACAAAAACAGAAAAGAAGTTTCTTTTGACAATGAGGATGATCTGCGGGATTTTATAAAAAACATGAACGCAAATGCAAAACACTAATGGGGCAATTTCTTTTGATGCTTACATCCAGACATCTGATTTCAAGAAGCAGATAGATGAGATGAACCGCCGTATCATGGGGTTGGGCGATACAGCAGGCAGGGAATCTGCATCTATGAAACGTGCGTTTGCAAGCGTTACCACAGGCCTCACGGGTATGTTGTCGGTTGCTGCTTTAGCTGGCTTTGGCCAAAAACTGATTGAGGTGCGCGGAGAGTTTCAAAAGTTTGAGGCAGTGCTTACCAATACGCTTGGAAGCCAGAAACAAGCTGTTGATAGTATGCAAATGCTCACCGATATTGCATCCAGGACACCGTTTCAACTTGACAGCCTGACAGAGGCTTATGTGAGTCTTGTCAACCAGGGATTCAAGCCTTCCCGTGAAGAGATCATTAAACTGGGTGACCTTGCATCCAGCACAGGGAAGGATTTCGGACAGCTTTCAGAAGCCTTGCTCGATGCACAGACAGGAGAATTTGAAAGGCTCAAACAGTTTGGCATCAAGGCAAAAGTTTCGGGCGACCAGATATCTTTTTCATTTAAAGGAGCTACCACCACTATCGAAAACTCGGGCGAGGCGATAAGGAAGTACATCCTTGGCCTGGGCGACATGAAGGGGGTAAAAGGCTCTACGGAAGCGATCAGCAAAACGCTGGTTGGACAGGTATCGAACTTGCAGGATGCGATAACGAACATGTTCAACCAGATTGGGGAAGGGTCGGAGGGCTTGCTTTCAGGTGCTGTGGGCGCGGCAAGTTACCTCGTAGCCAATTACGAAGCGGTAGGTAAGGTGCTGGCTACCCTCGTCATCACATTTGGTGCATATAAGGCAGCGGTGATCGCACATACGATAATATCCGCAGCTGCTGCGAATGCAACAGCAGGATTGACAATAGCCGAACAGTTGCACATGACTGCTACTATTGCAAGTGCACGTGCTCAGGCGCTATTGAACAAAACAATGCTTGCCAACCCTTATGTGTTGCTCGCCACTTTGGTGATCGGGCTTGGTAGTGCGATGTGGGCTTTGCACGATAGCACAACCGCCGCAGAACAGGCACAGGAAATTTATAACAAGAAGAAGGAGGAAGCCGCTGCACTGGAGGAAAAGCACCGGGGCGAGATAGAAAAGCTTATCAGCACAGCAACGGACCAGGCTCTTGCCGACCTTGAAAGGGTAAGTGCCCTGGAAACCCTTAAACAAAAGTATCCTGAGATATTTGAAAAATACGACACGGAAAGCATCAAACTTGCCGATTTGCTTAAGTTGAAGAAGGAGCTTTCTGAAGTTGAATCAAAGGAAAATGCGAAGAGCAGGCAAAATGCATATGACTCCCAAAAGAAGCAAGTTGAAAGGATTGCTAATGCTTATAGAGATGCTGGTAATACTCCAGGTGTCTCTTCGGTGACACTTAGTGAGATGAAAAAGGAACTGGATGTACAGAGAGAACTCCTGAAAAAATTCGACAAAGATATCCAGACCGACAGGGTGAACTCCTGGATTGCGAACATCGGAGCGCAGACGGATTTGCTACTAAACATAGAGTTGATGGCCAGGAAAAGGGCTTTGTTCAGTATAGACAAAAACGGGGCCGAATCGGCACAAATATATACTGGTCCCATATCTGGCACTTTCAAAGCAGAGGAACTCAGGGCGCAGACAGCCACAATCGAGAACGAACTCAAGAAACGAAGTGCGGCAACTACCAACTACACGCAATTGCAAAAAAAGGCAACTGAAGAACTCAGTGTACTTAAAAAGGAACTTGTGGTGCTCAAAGGGAAAAACCTTCCGGAAGATGAATTGAATAAGCAACTTGCAGAAATAAACGGAAAGATAGATGCTGCCAAGAAGAAATTAAAATCCCTCGAAGGCGAAGGCGAAGGCGCGGACGCAGGTACGAAGGAAAAAGCCCCGGAAGTTGACTATACGGAAATATTATGGAATATGGGAAAGGCTGCGGATGATAAAATAGCCGAACTTGACAAATCGTGGTCGGATTATATGGATCATGAGGAGGAATTGTGGCGTGAAACTGCGGCCAAAGAAGTTGAAACCTTCAACAAAAAGAATGAAGCTATATCGGATGCGCTATCACAGACTGCGACATTACAAGAAAAACTTTACAAAATTGAGGAGGAATTTGCGGCAAAGAGAAAAACCCTGACAGATGCCAAACCGGAAGACCTTTCTACCCACCTCGATATACTCGAAGGTCAAAAACAAGAGGCGATACAGAAACTTGCGGAGGAGACTATATCTACCGAACAGGCCACCTATGACGAATTGATACAGATGGGCCGCAAAGAATTGACGGCATACATCGAAAAAATAAACAAGAAAATCGCGGCTGTTAAAAAGCTGGGTGGCGATACCGTGGGGCTTGAAAAAGAACTGGAAGATGCAACCAAAGCATTAAGAAAATCGAGCCTTGCTGATGGCTTAGGCGAAGCTTCGCAGATACTTGGTTCGATGTCAGGGCTTGCGAGGGGACTGGATGACGATTTGGGCAATTTGGTAGATACAGCAGCTGAACTTGCAGGAAGCTTAAGCACAGCAATCCAAGGGTTTTCAACCGGTAATATTGTGCAGGGAATTTCCGGATCCATAGGTGCTTTAGGAGCTATCCAAAAGGCATATACTTACTTTGAAGACGAGGCCGACAAGCAAAAGAGCTATGATGCTTTGTCAGAGAGCATCGAACGACTAAATGCCTTATTAGAAAGGCAGTTACAACTCATAAACAATGTATACGGTACAGAAAGAATAGAGGCTTATCAGAAGGCTTTTGAAAAGCTTTACAATGAAATACACCTCACAGCGGGAGCCATTATGATGACAGGTAGTGGCAATCCCGGTTTAAATTATATTTTTTCCGAATCATCCTATTTCAATTCGGCTTCATTCAATAAACTATCTTATATCGAAAAGATTAATGCCATTGAAAAGGCAAACAGGGATGGTATAACAAGGCTTATGGAGGACATTGCAAGAGGAAGGGTCGAGGGTTCAGAGGAAATGGATTTGCTTCTTCAAGACTATGCCGATGATTTGCAAAAGTATGAGGAATTAAAACGAGAATACGAGGAATACCTTACCGGAACCACTTCCAGTGCCATTGTTGACAGCATTGCCGAAGGGTTTGCCAACGGGAAGGATTCTGCCGCTGATTTTGCAGACACATTTGAGGAACTTATGAAGAATGCTATGCTGCAAAGTTTCAAGATAAAATACCTGGAAGAGCCGCTAACGAAATGGTACGAGGATTTTGCTTTACGGACGGAGAGCGATGGAGTGCTCACAGCGGCAGAACTGGCACTATCAAAAGCGGAGTATGATGCTATTATTGATTCAAGTAAAGAGGGTTGGGACAATCTTGAACAAGTAACCGGAGTTGATCCATCATCTTCCGGTGCAAACCAACTTACCGGGGCGGTGAAAGGCATCACCGAAGAAAGTGCTAATATCATTGCCGGCCAGATGAACGCCATCAGGATGTACCAGGCACAAGGGTTGCAGGTAATGAACCAGAACCTGATGGCAAACCAGGAAACAGCGATGAATACACGGCAACTACTATATCTACAGAAAATTTACGACATCATGAACACCCCTTCAGGATCTTCCTTGGGCGGATCGGGGAAAACAATTGGTTAAAACATGGTAGAACAACCGATAAAATATTACCTCGATGGCACTTTGCTTAGCGATTATGGGATAATCGTTAGCGGGAGCACCGGGTTGATTGATATGCCAAAGCTGAAGGCGGTTTTTAAAAGCAACGTACCAGACAGAAATGGTGAATTGGTTGATTTATCTGCCTTGTATTACGAACCGAGGGACATCACCCTGGAGTGCTGGATAGTTGCCGACGACCCTACCGATTTCAACGAAAAGATGATGGCTTTCAAAGCTGCCATCATGCTTCCTGGATTGCGCAGGCTCATAATTGAAGTGGACGATCAGGATAAACCCCTGGTTTACGATGTGTACCTTGCTGATGGTATTTCAGTATCAAAGAAATGGGCAATATCCACTATGAAGGCAACCTTCCAGATCAAATTGCGTGAGCCTGATCCGATAAAAAAGGTATGGATGTTTGCGGTTGACGATATAACAAATACTGTGGAATTAGATGTTGATTGCACCGCGACAGTAACAATACGCTGGGGCGATGGCAGTGAAACCAACCTGTACGTTGATGGGTTACAGACAGTAGAGCACGAATATCCTGAACATCCATTCGGTGATAGATACATAGTATTTACCGGGAATATTGATGATTTGACAATTGAAAGCGAAACAGCTATTGAAGTATGGGGAAAACTTATATAACCAATATTGATGATTCGATCATTGAACCGGGAGGTGAATTCTACCCTTTAACGGTTATTGAGAAGCGTGTACTGAAAGAAGATTTTGGAGGGAAGTCAGAATTAACGCTTCAGGTCCGTTCAAATCAGATACTAACTGTCAACATCAATGCGTGGTTGTTCGATGAATCGCTCCAAAGGCGCTTTGTGATGCACGAGTGCCCAACGATTGAAAGGCTGACAGACAAGCACTATATATATAATTTTTCGTTCCTTAGCCTGCAGCACAGGTTACAGGACGCAATTCTTTTCAACCACGACAGCGAAGGGTGGGGATGGGAAACTGAGTTTAGCCTGGTAGGAACTCCAACCGATTTCCTCAACCTTATATTAAACAATATTGACAGGATACTTCCGCTTGAGATATGGCGGGAAGGAATCATTGATTTCACGGCTGATGCACAGCTTATTACTTTCTGCCACGACAACTGCTATACAGCACTTCAGAAGGTTTGCGATTCGTTCGCTTGCAATTTCACGGTTTCCGAAAGCTCTGTCCAGGAGGACTACTTTGCAGACCTTAACCTGGTTAGGAAACAACGGGTTCTGCAAGAAGTGTACACATACGCGACCGGAATAAAAACCATTAAGGTAAGGCCAGACAACGATAAGGCATTTGCAACCAGGTTACATGTAGTAGGATCCAATAAAAACATCACTTCCGGATACAAAAATGGTGCATCAAGGTTGCGATTCACAATGGGCGAAGCTTCATTCCTTGACCAGCAGGTTATGATTGACAAATACGGCATCATCGAAGCGATTTCGATAAACGAAGATATTTTCCCACGCCAGGAATCCGCGATAACGGATATTACAGACCCCGGTTCTGAACTACAGTATTTGGCTATATTGGGTACTATACAAGGTTCAAGCGTGGTAGAGCCACACATTCCGCCGACTATGAGTTCCTACCATGTAGGCGACACAATATGGGACTGTGCCAACATCATCCCAGGCAGCAAGATCACCAATGTCGGGACGTCTACCCTTATCATATCCAGCCAGGCAACCGGAACATCGAACAATATTACAGCAACTATGAAGCGCATGGCGGGGGGCACAGACGGAGGATGCGTGTTCATCAATGAGAACATGGATTATAACCTGAACGAAAAGGATAGTGACGGAAATACAATGTATCTCATCAACGGTGTATCGGCAAAGGTTGAATTCACTTCAGGGAATCTTTCGGGTTACAGCTTTGCTTTGAAAAACTATACCCATTCAACAAAACGATTCGAGGTTGTGCCCTTTACCAACGAAAACGGGATGGGAATACCATCAATGCAGGTGCCGTTCGCGTTTTCGGTCGGTGATAAATACATCCTTACGGACATTGTCCCGCCATCAGCGTACATCACGGATGCAGAGAGCCGGTTGTATGGATGGGCGAGATATACTGAATATCCGGCAAAGTCTTCCATCAACAATATCGCCGACGTCGAAATAGACGAATTTTATCTGAGGTATTCGGGGACAAAGTATTACATTACAGAGATAGGACAAGATCCCATTGAACGGACGTGGGCAGCTTTTTATCTTCCCGGTGACATCCTTAACATCAACACCGAAATATTTACCGGCCTGTTACAAGTTATCAGCCTTGAAAAGGATATGAGTAGGGAAACAGCTTATAAACTGACCCTTGGCATCAACAAACCTATAGGGCTTGGGCTGACGCTTTTGAACCATTTGGATAAATTAAAAGAAAATTTCAGGAAAAGTAGCGCGAACAAATTTCAGGCAATACAACAATACGGGGAAAAATGATCATTGGGAAAGAAATATTCAACGAACTACAAGAAAAGCCAGCATTGCCGGCTCCTGGATATATAAGCCTATTTGCTTATGCTGGGCATCTGTGGTTTGTTGAAGCTAATGGAGTGGAACATCAACTTCCCGGACCTTCTACAGACAAATACTACCGGCATACCCAAACCACGCCATCAACTCAATGGAACATACAACACAATCTTAACAAGATACCATCCATTACCGTTACCGACAGCGCGGGAACTGTGGTACACGGAGATTACGAATACCCCGACATGAACCATGCAATATTAACCTTTGAGGCTGGCTTTTCGGGCTATGCCGATTTAAATTAACAAAAAATGGCAACGAAATTCTTAAACGGCATTGATGCCAACGGCAAGCAGATTCTTAACATGCGCCTGCAAAACCTTGCTGCCCACCCGAGCGGGAAGGCCATCGGTTTCATATATTTCAACACGGCTGACCTTGCGGCCTACCAGTTGCAGAGCACTGGCCCCGATGTGTGGACAAACCTATCTATAAGCGGTACAAACCTGTCAATAAAAGAGACAACGGCTACAACGGTAGAAATTGATTCTGATACTGGCTCTAATGCGGTAATTCTTGAGGTTACGACAACGCGTGCCGGTGTGATGACAGCAGCCGACAAAACAAAACTTAATGGGATCGCTGCTGGTGCTCAGGTGAACGTTGGCACAAACCTTGAAATAGGAACAGTTACCAACCTTGTAGTGCCTATTACTTCCAGCACAGGTACAGGGGCAATTATCCCGACAGCGACAACTACCACAGCAGGGGTTATGTCGGGAACAGACAAAACGAAACTCAACGGGATAGAAGCTGGTGCGCAGGCTAACGTTGCAACCAATCTGGGCATTGGAAGCAAAACATCAAGCACGCTAAATGTAACCTCCAGTACTGGATCGGCAGCAACTGTTCCGGCGGCTACTACAACTGAGGCAGGATTGCTTACAGCAACCGACAAAACTAAACTGGATGGCATTGCCTCCGGCGCACAGGTGAATGTAGCCACTAACTTAGGTATAGCAAGCAAAACAGCAACCACGTTCAACATCACTTCCAGCACCGGATCGGCGGCAACAGCCCCGGCTGCCACTACAACAGAGGCAGGATTGCTTACAGCAGCCGACAAAACCAAATTGGACGGAATTGCAACTGGAGCGCAGGTAAACGTTGCCACCAATTTGGGATATACGGCAGCCGTAAACCAGGGGACTGTAACTTCTTCGACAGGTACAAGCGCAACTTTGCCTCTTGCCGATTCCACTAATGCTGGCTTGTTTACAGCGGCCGAGAAAACAAAACTTTCAGGTATCGAAGCCGGGGCTGATGTAACCGATGCTACCAATGTGGATGCAGCAGGTGCCGTAATGAACTCGGACACCACAACAGCTTCCATGTCGTTTGTGATTGATGAGGATTCCATGACCTCTGACCTTGCGACCAAGGTTCCTACACAGCAATCCGTAAAAGCCTATGTTGACGCACAGGTTTCGGCTGTTGGCTCAGGAGCATTGGTAAATAAAGGAGGGTATAATGCCTCTACCAATACACCCGACCTGGACACTACCCCAAGTGGAAGCATCAAAAACGGTTGGACATATGTGGTAACGGCTGCCGGCACATTCTTTACCGAACCTTTGCAAATAGGCGATATGCTTATTGCCAAACAGGATGCCCCTACCACGCTTGCGCATTGGACGCTTGTAAACAAGAACATTCCCGATATCGTTTCGGCAAGCGATACAGCACAAGGTATAATTGAACTTGCTACCCAGGCAGAGGTAAACACGGGTACTGATGCAGCAAGGGCGGTAACTCCCGCCACGCTCAAATCAAACCTTGGATTGGGTACGGGTATGTCGGTTGCCAGAAAGTACTCTGCCAACGTGGGAGATGGAAGTGCTGTAAGCATTGCAGTTACCCACAACTTTGCTTCTAAGGATGTTTCGGTAACGATAAGGGAAGTATCTACCGACAAAGGTGTATATGTGGACTGGACAGCAACCGATACCAACACTGTTACGTTGACATTTGACGATGCACCGACTTCCGCACAGTACAGGGTTACCATAATAGGATAACCAATGGCAAAAGAAATAAGCATCCTTGAGATGAAGATAAAAACCGCCTGGAATGCAATTACCAGCGGTTTCGTGGGGCTTGCTGCCAAAGCCGATGGATTGTACCAAAAGCTGTCAGGAGGAACCGAAAAGCGCATCCTGACAACGGATGATAATTACCTTACCAGGACAGGAGGTACGCTAACTCCAACCACGGCAGGGGATGTGGTTGAAATTGCAACTTCAGGTAACAAAGCTAACGGCTCGTTGTATGTACGTTCAACTTCCACAAATGCAAGGGGAACATTGGCGAGGGTTGGGTTTTATTCGTACTGGAGCATGGACAGCTCCGGCCAGACTTTCTGGGCCTTTGGAGCCAGGTATGACGGCGTGGCTAACCAATGGGTACGCATGTACACATCAAGCAACAACTATCTGCCCTATATCAACTTCAGCACAGCAAACATTATTGCTATAGGTTGTGCTACAAGTAACCTTACAACCAATGCAAACCCAACAATGGGAAGCTGTTTTATTTTTGATTTGGCAAACAGGAGGTTTGGCATCGGAGTTACTCCATCAACTGATTTTGATGTGATCGGCAGTGCCAGGATAAGGACAATGACTGCTAAATATACCGACAGTTATTTACTTGTTGCCGACACGAACGGGCTGATCTCAAAAGTTGCCTTCAACATACCCTGGATCCATGCCATTGGAGATAGCAGTTTTCCGGCAACCGGTTACACACAACCTACAGCAGGACGGACAGTGAACAATGTGCCTACTGCATATATACGTGTGTTCAGCAACGAATTTAAGCAGTTATCGGCAATAGGTATATCAGGCTATTTAGGGCCTAACTATGGTGATTTGATGACTATTGCACCCTATGCAAGCGATACAGCAAGTGGCGGTGGCGGTGCAATGCAATTAGCCTTTAATGCAGGTGGTGCATCCGATATAGGAGGTCTCATATTTGTGCGTAACGGCATTGATTCGACATGGAACGAATGGGGTGTTATTTACACATCGCACAACCTGAACAAGTCAACGGTAAATTTTGCGTGCAACGCACTCACGGCTTCTGGTACTGTTACATTCCCCACATTGAGCGCGGCAGGGTTGGTAACCAATACTGAGGCAGGGGTGCTGGGTACACGCCCGGTATCAGATTTCAACCTGGTAGCCAACACAGTGCGAAAGTTGGCTAACTTCTATGCCGATGCCGGGAATACGGGTACTTCTGCCACTGATGCCTTCAGCTATACCCTTGCAGCCAATATGCTGAGCGCGAACGGGCAAACATTGGAGATTGTATATGCTGGCACAAGTGCAATAAATACCAACTCAAAAATAATAAATGTATATTTTGGCACAGGTACAACAGGAGACTTTATGACCTCTTCATCATCATCAGAAACCGAGTGGGGCATGAGGATGACAATTATTCGAGTATCATCAACAGAACTGCGATACCAAATTAATTACAACTGGGGAGCACGAGGCGGTCAACGTACGGCATCATGGTCATCATTGAATTTGGTAAGCAACTCATACGACATCAAATTAAAATTAACAGGTGGAGCCACAAACGACATTGTCGCTAAAATGGGAAGCATCACCTGGTATCCGGCAGCATCTTAACAATTAAAAATTAAATTATATGTTCAGCATAATCAAGAAATTTAATGACGGTTTATCGAACCACAGTACCTTTTGCGCGGTTGATGAAGCCGGTATTTGCATTTTCAAAAAAAAGGCATATGCCGTTGATTCTTCGGTAATGCCTCCTTTGATTAACGAATTACCGGATGAAGTATTTGGTAGCTTCTCTATTTCAGACCTCAATGCCGAAATACAGCGCAAGGAAAATGATCTGGAGGCGATGAAGTTTTTCATGTACAACCGTGTGCCATCCAATAGGATAAGCCGGTACGCTTTCATCAGCCGTTTCACAGATGAGGAGTTTTACGGCCTTGTGATGCAGGCCGATGTAAACCCGTTGCTGAAAGTGTTTGTAAAAAAGCTGGATTACAGTACGGAAGTTAACCTTAACCTCCCTGCTACGATAGAGGGAGTGCAAATGCTTGCCAACGGTGGGTTGATAGCCGCATCAAGGGTTGCCGAAATATTGGCGATATAAAGAGCTACTAACAAGGCAATGAAAACCAATTACGGAAATTTATATCGTGCTTTTTTTATACTATTCATTGCCATGATGTGCCTGTTAGCTGTAATTTCTATCCGGCTTTTGGTGATAAAATCGCAGGGCAGGACGCCCGAGCAAGATAACAAAGAAAAAATATCGAACATCAAACTTTTTGGAAAAGAAATTAAATAGCAAAAAAATGGAAACTGATCAGCCAGTAGAATGCACATGGTGCCCGAACCGGTGCATACTTGGAACCCTTACAGTAGTTGGGATGCCAAAGGACACAAATAGAATAATCGTAAAATTTACACCCGTTGAAACCATTGGCGGAATGATTGTAAGCGAATGGTGCAAACTCAATTTTGTCAGGATATGCCACAAAGGTTCTTAGCTATGTTTTCTGACCTCTGGACAGTGTTGGTGAACTTATTTCTTGCGGTAGTACTTTTCCTGATGCCAATTCACGATACTGTCCATTTGGTAGTTTGGCTAATTTTCCTGGATTTCGGAACAGGGGTAAGCGCGAGTATCAAGGAGCATGGCATAAAGTCAATTACAGCCAACCGAATGGCGAATACTGTGAGCAAGATACTGTTTTACACGATAGCTATTATTGCCACATTCGTACTGCAAAAGATAGTGGACGACGGCACACAGCTTGCAAAAATTACAGCCCTGTACATTGGGGCTGTGGAGTTAAAAAGCATATACGAAAATGTAAGCCGGATAACGGGAAGGGATTTAGTAGGTGCCCTATGGGTAATGATTAAAGGCAAGGTTAATGAAACAATTACCGGATTGAAAACTGATAAAAACGATAACGATAACCCATTATGAAAAAGCTATTCCCCATTTCGCTTATATTGAACATCGCCCTTTTGCTGATCATCCTCCTGCAAAGGGAATGTGGGCATTCTACTAAAACAGAAGCCCCGAAAACAGACACTGTAACCATAACCAGGGACAGCATAAGGCATGACACGCTGACAATGTTGAAAATTATTCCCATGCCCGAACCGGACACGGTATACCTGAGTCAGGAAAGGGTTAGAGATACTCTTGCAGCACTGGATGATTACAACCTGGTGAAGATATATGACCGCTTGCTGTGGGATGACAATTATGCCAACATCAGGCTGATTGATACATTGTTCAGGAACGCGCTGAAGGGGTACAGGGTGAAAGCTGAGTTTTATAAGCATGATACTACACGATATATTACCAAGATAATTACGACTCAGCCCAATCCTCCCAGGGCAAAGTGGTTTGTCGGGTTGCAGGCTGGCATGATATTGCCGGATAAGGCAATTGCAGCCCCTACAATCGCACTGCTGACAAAAAGGGAGCATCTATATACACTCGGGTACGATCCTGTGAACAAAGCAGCCGTGCTCGGCTTTATGTGGAAAATACGCATCAGGGAACCGCCTTAAAAAACTAAATCCATTCAAAAACTAAATCCATTCAAAAATGAAAAAGCTGTTTATATTACTTGCCGTTTTAATCTCATACTGTTTACCCAATGTAGCTTCTCCTTCATTCGCCGTGCACCCGCCTGGGCATTCATACAACCTGCAGCAACCTGTAGCTATTGATGTGCCTGTAGTTATCCTTCAGGATGTCTGGTCACCCGGGGAAATTCAGTTCAAAGCACAAGCTGATTATATAATTACAGCCATTACAACTGAGCGGGGGGATGAATATACGACTCCATTAAAAACATATACCTCTGATATGATTTCTGCGAATTTGCTGAAACATAAAACATGCAGGTATGAGAAAATTAATTCTTGGACAGATGCAACCCATTCCGGATATAAAGCAAACCGGTGCAGGGCAGTATAGGTTAGTTTTCATACAATTGGTTTAATGGTTAAATCCGATGTTTGAACAACATCGGATTTTTTATAAACAGAAAAGAAACTGACGTACATCAATCGTTATCCAGCTATCTATCTGCCTGTTAAAAGCACACATTTAAAGCATATGTGTTATCTTCGTGTCATTAAATCAATCGCACCATGACACGCATAGAGTACAAAGAATTTATTAGTAAAGCTGAATTTGGGGTCATAGCTGACGAACTGAATCCGGCATTTGTTTTCACATTGACATTTACCGAGTTATTAAAGGATATTGCATCCGGGAAAATAAATGCCCAGGAACTTGCAAAAAGGGAACTTGAAACCAGAGGGCTGGATATTGATGGCAACTGGGTTGGTTTCGGGAAGATTATCGTGTAAAAAAAAGGTTATTGCCGCTCTACCTTCCCGTTCACCTTCAGCCTGATAATTTCAGTATTCTCCAGCCCGTCATTATCCACTACTTTTACGGCAATATGGTGCAGTCCGGCTTTGAATTTCCGTACCTGTTCGCCTTTCTTGTCAAGCAGTACTTCTGCTTTAAAAGTGTCTTCCTTGTAATCGAAATCCCAGGAGTAAAACTCAATGCCGGCCGTACTCTTTCCGGTAGCTTTAAATTCAATTTCGTGCTGGCCTTTGCCATCAACTGATTTGTCTGAAAGCTCAACAGTGAGAGCTGGCTTTTTGGCTATTGGTACAATCTCTTCCACCGTAACCAGTTGGATAGTTACGTTTTCATGGTTCTTTAGCCTGGCCACTTCCTGTATTGCACCTTTGCCAAACGAAAAAGCAATTATAAAGCCGATCGGTTTCATCTCCGCTTTGTTCTTTTCAAAGAGGCTTCTGTCGTATCGTTGCACTGCCGAAATGAAGTTGTCCACCACGTTGCGCCCTATGTTGTCGCTTCGCTTTACCTGTATGGGGGCATTGTCTTTTGTTTTGCCATCCATGCCCAGGTCGTTGCGTTGTTTTGGGTTAGGGGTGCCGCCAAATTGGGCAACTATCCAGCTTTCAAACTCGAAAGCATTCCTGTACCGGAGTGTATCGTAGTCGTATTTATGAAGCTGTACGATGAACGGTTTGCTAAACAAGTCCATCTGGTTCTGCAGGCGCATCTCGGTTACTTTTACGGCTTGCACCGATTGATCAATACCGATCCAGTTGCGGTGCAGCTTGTCGGCCACGGCTATGGTAGTGCCCCCGCCTACAAAGGGATCGAGCACAGTGTCTCCTTCGTTGGATGCAGCTTCGATAATACGATGCAACAAGGCTTCGGGTTTCTGGGTGGGGTATCCGATCTTTTCTTGAGCTTGTGAATTTACAGGATTTATATCAGTCCAGACTGTTTGACAGGGTAGTCCTTTTAACTCGTCCAAATATCTTTTAAGTCTAATTCCTCCGTTCTTTGTATAATGTAATCTGTTTTCATCATCATATCTTTTCATCGTTTCGATAGGACAGTTCCAAATTACAGTAATGCCTTTATAATAATATTCGTAACCACCACCACTTAAATTTTTGGCAAGAAGATTATCATCTATCCATTGTCGACCATCTTTATCTTTATGAAATCTTTTTAAATATTCCTCAGTATATGGTTGATAGGTTGCCTTATAAATAAATTTATTTGATTTTGTGTAATAAAAAATTGAGTCTACATTAATACCAAATCTTCCTGAATCAGTATGAGCCGGAGTTCGTTTCCAAATAATTTCATTACGAAAATTATTCATTCCAAATACTTTATCCAAAATCTCAACCCGGATATAAGCATTCGCGTGCCAGTCGCAGTGCAGGAAAATGCTTCCGGTGGGTTTCAATACCCGGTGCATCTCTGCAACCCGTTCCTTT